CACAGTCACTGGCACAGTACGCAAGGTCAATCCCAAGACTGTGCTAGTAAAGGACAGCAAGAGCGCTACTACATGGAAGGTAACAGCTACACTTCTAACACCAATGAGCATAGGAGCATAGCGGTCACACATAATTCGCACTGACGGCGTGTGACTAGGAGGAGGCAATCAGAAATGGTTGTCTCTTTTTCTTTGAGAGGTCGGTAAGAAAAAAAAATTTTTCTCTCGGGGGGTCGACTTATTATATAATAAAAACAAACACTTAGCAGCAGTAGTATGGTTGCAAAATCACCACCCGGAAACTGTAAGTACTTCTCTATAAAAAACTGCGCAGCAAAATTTTTTCCACGCAGGACCCATTTCGAGTATAAATAACTGATAGTAGGAGTTCACCAATGGTACACAAAGGTTACATCAAAAGACGCACAATCAAAGGTGCTGTTATCAGTTCACGTTACAGAGGCGCAGACGCCATAGCTGAAGGATGTACACTACCAGTGAACACCAATGTATACTACACTAGAGAAGATCGCAACAATCGCTACTATGCTACTAGAGTAGAAACTGTAGAATTCGACATAGAAGACTAAACACTCCTCACACACTGCGAGCCACGAAAGACTCAAGAGGCTACCGAAGGAGTCAGTAGTGCACGAGCTGTCAAACAGTGTTTGACTTATCAAATAAATACTGTATGGCTCAATGGTTTGTTACTGTACATAGGTCCAGCGAAGATCCGTTCAATTATCCTAATTTGGGTAAAGTACAGTATTTCAAAATAGAACTAATGTATCACAAGTTTTCAATAGTAGAGCATCCTGATTATCCCGGTTTACATCGTGCTAGGTTTATAGCACTGCATGAATGTGACAGTCGCATAACATATGTAGCTATGAAATATCACGATTGCATACCGTTCTCTTATGATAAAATGACTTCTTTTGTTTAACCGTGTCGTTAGCTACCGTATGACGCTTCGTTTGATACCGTATGACACGGTGTAGACTTTTTTTTGTTTAACTTGCGGTATAGTAGTTGTGGTGCAAAAACCGCAAGCTGCTTCGCAGCATCTAGAAAAATGCGCTGTACCGCAAGCGGCTGTGGGGCTTTACCACTCCGTGGCTGTTGTGGCTAACGTGCTCTCAGGTATTTGGGCAAACGCTCATTCACTGATTGAGAATCTGTTCTTTGCATCCAGTTGCGGTGATTGTGTTGTACTATGTGTTCAACACTGCGCATTTCTCTTTTGAATTGTTTGTTGCTCATGTTTGCGAAACCTAGTATTACATCAACCACTGCATACATGCGCTCATTGGGATCCCGGAGGTTGTTGTAGTGTGCGTCCCATGGATAAGGCAGATAACCACGATCCAACAGATTTTGATTCCAGTTGTAGTGTCCCAGTGTGATGTGAGGTCTTGCCACAGCATAGCATCTATAGGTTTTCTCTGTGGGACTGTGTCTTGGTTGATGAGGATAGCTTTCTGTTACTATGTTGAGACTGCCGCTTCGTGCAGCGTTGTACACTGCATCGTCTAGAAAATGCTCACTGTTGGGCAGTTGTATTTCTCTGCGAGGAAACTTCAGCCATGTTTTCCACCAGCCTTCGATTTCTTCATTGAAGTAACCTTCGCCTTGGTTCATGAAATCTCTACATTCAAGGTCGTTGTCCAGTGCATGATAGTTTCTGTTGCCTATGGTGTGTACAGCATTGTCCCAGTACACAGGCTCCACACTCAATCTCTGTGTGAGTGCTGCACGCCATTCCATGGGTCGTCTGTTGAGACAGGTGAATCTCTGTGTTGCACTTGCAGTGGGAGCACAGTCTTTGTGCCACCAACGAGGACCAAACTCCCACCAATCCAGCACAGCAAATTCAATCTCCGGCCACACTGCAACAGCAGCTTCACGCAGATGTTCACTGCAGGTGAGCACTATCACACGATCAAGTGGCACACCTTGTGCTCTCAGCCATGAGTATGCACTGCTGTATGGTTCTTCGCCAACACGACTGTACTCCAAGCTGCTTTGAATCAAGAGTCTGCTGTTGCTGTTGGTTTGTAGGTTGCGGATTATTTCAGGAGTGATCAACTTGTTCATTGATGTACTCTTTGGTGCATCGCCGGGTTTCCATGCGCTTGCTGCATGTTCTACATCCAAGCCGTGTGCTTCAAACAGTGTGCCTGGCAGGGCAGGGTCTGTGGTCGTGGGCAAATCCAATCCCCATATCCTAGGAGTGTTGTAGTTGCCACAAGCACTATACCAATGTTCAAACATTCAGTGCCCACCTTTGTATGCTGTTGAGTGACCGTTTGTTGTGTGTGTTTTTCATTATGGCTTGCCTGTTGCGATGTATTTTGTCTCTCAGTTGATGATGCATTGCTTGTGGTTTCCAATCCCATCTTATGCTCTCCAACTGATGCTGCACCCTAAGTTCTGTGTCTGCAATAAAATCTGTGCCTAGATCAAACAGTTCGTTGTAGGGTTCCAAGCCCAGTTTCACCAAGTCGGTGTTGGCTCCTGCTTCTCCTACAACAACAAACGGATGACCATACAGTGCAGCTCGCAGAGTTTTTTCTGTGTAGAATCTATGTGTGCCTGCATGATTGTCATGACTGCTTTCGGTGACAATGCTGAAAGCAGTAAGTCTATGCAAGTGATGTGTGTCCTTGTCTGCTGCTTCACCTGGATTCATTGTGTTGGTGTCTATGTCCAATATGCGTTTTCTAGTGCTGGTTGTGTAGCTGTTGTGATTCCATGCATAGTGTTCAGCTCTGTCTGGATTTTGATATCCGCCGGTGCTGACTAGACCTTGATTGATTTCTCCCAGTCTGTGCAAATGATACAACACACTCTGTCTGTGAGGAGCATCAAACATTCTCCTATTGAGACAAAGAAACTTTTTTACTTTTGATTCATTGTGCCAACTGCTGTGATAATGTCCATAGTTTTGTATGCTGAACTGCCACCAACCCAACACTGGAAAAATTTGTATTCTATTGTGAACACTGTTAGCTCTGCACCATGCGTCATAGATTTTGTTTTCATTCAAGTTGCCGCACACATATGCAACTTGTGCAGCATCGATGTTGTTGTCAGCAATGGTTTTGTGCAAGTGAGGATATATGTTGTCAGTGAGTCTGAGAAATTTGCTTTCACTGGAATTGTTGATAACCAATCTTGCTTGTGGTTGCTTCAGCAACGATATATGCTGCTGCGGAACATATTCCAACATGTTTCTTGGTTCACTGTTGAACCATTCTTTGTCTACTCCTATACCGTGCACACGGTCTTCCAAACTGTACCATGTGCATTTTTGTTGTAGTATCTCGTTGGTGTCAATGGCACTAGGATCAGGAGAATAAAAATCTTTGTGCAAATAGAATAGGTCTTCGAACATAAAGTATTTAATAAATATAGCTTATGAGATGGTTGGGTTTGATAGTAATACTAGGCGCATGTGCACCTGTTGTGGCAAGCGACAGTGTGCTTACAGCACAGCCTTATATAGGATTAGAAGAACGTGTGCACAGAAAAGAACTTCAAGAGTTCCTTGCAATAGATCCTGTGCGCACTGAATGGTGTGCTGCGTTTGTAAATGCAGTGTTGGAAATGGATAGTATACCAGGCAGTGATAGTGTAAGCAACAATCCATTGATGGCTAGAAGTTTTTTACAATGGGGCCATCGTGTGGAATCTGCAGATATACAAAGCGGAGACGTTGTTGTGTTTCCACGAGGTACAGCAGGTTGGCAAGGACATGTTGGCTTTTATGTTGACAGTCAGATGCACAACGGTCGAGAGTATTGGGTCATACTAGGCGGTAATCAAAGCAACGAAGTAAGATATGATTTGTATTTGCCCAATCGTGCCATTGGCATTAGGCGTCATACATCGCCCGCTTCCAGTCAGAAAAGTTCCATAACTTGGCGTCTACACAATTGATATAATCTGAATTGTTGCTGTGTCTTACTACACCTGAGCCTGATACTATGTCGCCGTCTCTGTATTGAAACGGCTTTTGTACAGTAACATCAATGTACTCTCCATAGTTGGTGCCTAGTGTAAGAAAGGTAACATACTTGCCAGTCTTGCCTCGAAAGGTTCTGCCGTTGGCAATAACGCCTGCAAAGTTTACTCGTTCAAGATATTTTTGTTGTACACCTAGTCCTCTAGGAAAGCCTCTGTGCCACCAACCTGGCTCTGTTAAGATGTCTCGTCTGTGTGCTTCTGTTTGGTATACCCAGTTTCTGTAGCTGCCTTGACAGTGTTTGAGATTGGCTCTCCAGAATGCTTCTGGGTTGTGTGCTTTTTGGTATGCGAGTGCCCATATAAGTCGTCCGAGATTAACAGCATGAGCCCTACAAAGTCCGAAGCCGGATAGCTCCTGTAGTGCAGCCATGGCTTCGTTTCTTCGTGGATTGTTTCCCATTCTTTCCACAAACTCAAGAATTTTCTCATCATTCTTTTTGGCAAATGCCCTGCGGTATGAATCAGCTTCATATGCGTCTACTCCTATAATACTACTTATAATTTCAATAGCATCGTCTTCAAACACAATGCTATCCTGCATTGTTTCTTGACTCCAGTCTTGGAACACTGCTGCTTTTTGTCTGCCGCTCATAGCAACAGGTCTTACCATTGCTGTAGCAAACACACAGTCGTGTACACCGGTGGGTTGTATTGCTCGGAACAGTCTGCGCATAGCAGGGCTTTCCCCTTGTGTAACACCCAGTACATCGCCTCTAGCAAGCAATGCTGCTGCCTTGTCGTCATACTCAGGATAGTCCTCTAATGCTGTATGCGGATCTATTTCCAGTAGTTGTGATAGTCCTCTGTTTGCAAGTATGTCAACCTTGAGATGTTCAAGGTCCTCTACTTCGTGTTTGTCTAATAATATTTGGTTGTCTTGTGATATAAGTGATTTTGGTAGTTTTCTAGTGAACATTACGATGCCTCCACAGTGTTTTGATATTGCTCTTTTTTTGCCTAGTAGTTTGCGTTCAATGCGTTTGGCTTCAGTAGGATCAACTCCTACTGATTCATATGTAAAGCCTCTAGGGAGTCTACCTGTGGCGCCCAATCGTTTGGCCGCTTCTCGCTTTGCACTCTTTGGTTTGTACGTGACATAGTTGCTTAACCTTGCCGTCATGCCGGGCCACTTTTTGAATATGCGATTCATTACTTCTAGTTGTCGCCAATGTTCAAAGTCGATATCAACATCCGGTAGGTCGTCACGCAGCGGATTTAAAAATCTCGCCACAGGTATCTTCCACTTGACAGGATCAACATCTGTGATTCCCAACAAGTAACACACAAGACTACTACCCGCTGAACCTCTAGTCATATGCTTGATGTCAGTGGTGAGATCTATAATGTCGCAAATTTGTATGAAATAATCTGTGAAGCGCAGCTGAAGTATTAATTCAATTTCTTCAGCTAGTCTATCTTGGTATTGTTGTTCCGGTGGAACTGGCCTTTTGAATCTATCTAATAGCCTTTGTATGTTTTCTAAATCTGTTGCCATGTTAGCCTCTTGTAGTTGTTATAATGCCTAATGCGTTAAACGCATTTTATTTAGCATTGTCTACAGATGGCATAGTTTTAATTTGAGGATATTTTAGATTAAACCAAACAGCATATTTTTCATTTGAAAACTCGCAGTATACTTGTACATGCATATAGTAACTAGGTTTTGATGTCAACGGATTTCCATATGTTTTCCATGCTCTGTCACTGTACTCCAGCATGTCATCTATCAATTGTTGTCCGAGTTGGTCACACATCTGTGTGTGTTCTAGAAAATCATAATCAGCATCTTCACTGCGTTTGAATTCACCTACAAAATACCTAATCATTGTAAATTGTTAATAAAGTTTTTCAATTGTGTTGTACTTGCTTCAGCACGGATCTTGCCCACAGTATCGCCTTCGCTTGGATCTTCTTTTTCAATTTCAGGTGTGTTGCCACGCTTGATTTGATCAAACACTGTGCTTTTGCGCTTTTGGAATTCTTGATACTCTTCGTCTTCGCCTAAGTCACGAATGCGCAAACTATCTACATCAAACTCCAAGTCTATCTTTTGTCCTACACCCGAACTTGAACGTGTCTTCATCAACTGTATCTGATAGCGTCCACGCTCACGCATTGCTCTACTTGTAAAGATACCAATCAAGTTGTCTGCTGTATTGATCTTAGATATACCACCTGATATGTGCGAGTGATCAAACTCAATCTCTTCTACACTGCTTCTGTTCAACTGCGATGCTGTAACAAAGATTGTATTAAGTTCCATAGCCAAGTTGCGTAGTTCTTCTGATACATACTTGTCTTTAACAAACAAGTTCTCTGCACTAATCTTAACAGCATTTGGATGCATAAGATCTAGATAGTCAATCAACAGTACATCTACCTTGCGTCCTGTTTTGATTTCATACTCTTTCAAATATGCTCTAATGTCGTTGCTGTTTTTACCTGTGGGCATATACTTGACTTGAAATGCGCCTGACTTCTTGCCAATCATTTTAACTTTCATTTCAACATCGTCAATGCTTTTGAAAATGTCACGACTTGCAATATCAGTTGTCATACTATCAACACGCATACTAACCAATGCTTCACTAAGTTCAAAAGTCAAGTACATAACGTTCAGCCCTTGCAAGCACCAGTTTACACCCATGTTTGCTAAGAACAAACTCTTGCCCGAACCTGAACCGCCTGCAAAGATGTTAAGCTCGCCTCTGTTGAATCCACCGAATAGTTTCTTGTCTAGTGCTGGCCAGCCTGTGCTAATCTGTCCATTCTTGTCTTTGATGCCTTCTAGTCTACTGCGTGGATCTGCAAAGTAATCTGTGCCCAAGTCTTTCTGCAAGCCAATCTGTACAGCGTTCTTTACCAAGTCCTCACA